GATTACATTGAGATCATATCGACTAATAAAGCTAGAAACAAATCTGGAAAGTACAGAGTCGTTGGTTTAAATGATGATGCTAAGATCGCTTTGTCAGAGTTTGATCAAAGCGGAGAGTTCTTATTTCCAGAAGTTTGGAGATCAAGTGTTGGCACAGCTCTTACTCGTTGTTGCAAGAGAGCTGGCATTAAAAAGGGTAAATGGGGTGTTCATGTTTTGCGCCATACCTTTGGAAGTCATCTTGCTATGGCTGGTGTTGATCTTGCAAGTATTGGTAAATTGATGGGGCATCGAGATATAAAAACAACAATGATCTATGTGCATTTGACTCCAGATCATTTAAGATCAGCAGTTAAATCAATCAGCCTATAGGAGTTTTTCTTTATAGGCTTTCAGATCTTTAGCATATTGTTCAGCTAACACACTTGGCTTTTCCATCTCTGGCGTATGCTTTTCGATCAAGATCTCTAAGTATTTTTTAGCCTTGTAAAGATCCTCTCTTGGATCTTGTGGATTCTTATGCAAGTATCTTGTGACATATTTAACGATATTGCCTGCACAAAATCCAAGATCATGGCTTTCGATATAATCTGTAGTTTGTATTCCTTTGGTGTAGTAATCTGGATTAATCTTATCCATGATCTTGATCTCCTTCTATATTAAATTTTGTAGCATTAAAAAACTGCTCATTGAGTGTTGCAAGATCTGTTCGTCTGTAGATCTTGTTTCCCTTCGGAACTTTGCCAAAGGGAAGGTTGAAATAATTAGCCATTTTTATGAATCCGCTTTTAGATAAACCCATATAAACAGCAGACTCTTTTACATTTAAATAATCTTTTTCTAGTGTCATAAAATAAACCTACTTAGATGATTTAAAAACATTGCAATGTAGATCAAACAAAACAGAGCTACAAACATTCCAATTAAAGTTAAAGCTACATATATTGCCATTAATTTATCAATTCTATTCATAACTAAAACCTCGGAGCATATTCGATGCCTTGTCGAACCATTTTTCGATACCACATCATTCTAGTGAAATATTTTTCAGCATCATCCTCACGATCTTCAACACGAGCTTCATGCATCTTATCTTCCATGATCTTCATCTTAGTGTGTACACACTCCAAAAGATCATCACTTGAATGATCATATTCAAATTTATTTGTGTAATTGATTCTCAAGATCTAGCCTCCCATGATCCAAACAGCAAACGATGTAAATCACCCTCCTCGCCTTTTGAATAAAAAGGATGTGTACTTTTAATCAATTTAGCTTTTTTAGATATTTCAGCTTTTGATTCTTTCATCCAGTTTTGGTTAATGGTTTTGCCTGTTTTCTTTTTAGTGTCATAGCCATGTCCAACATGCTTTCCTTTTGGCGCGTTAACTTTTTTCCAGTCAGTTGAGTTTCTTAATCTACCAGCAAGCGTAACTCTGTGTAATCCTGTTAGAGCTACTAACTCATTCATAGTGTATTCAACGATCCTGCCATTCTTTTTTATTTTATGTATTTTCATTTGATCTCCTAAAAGGGTATATCTTCACCATCTGATCCCATATCGACCAGATTATTTGGCGCTTGGTTATTGTTTTGATCTTGTGTATTGCTATCAACTTTTAATGCATCGCTCTTTTTATCTAAAGCCTGTAAAACACCTGTATATCCAGCAACAACGATCTCTGTCGTGTAACGATCTAAGCCGTTCTGATCTTGCCATTTGCGAGTCTTAAGTTTGCCTTCAACATAAACCTTAGATCCTTTAGCCAGCCATGTTTCTGCAAACTCAGCACTAGATCCAAAAACACTGACTCTATGCCATTCTGTCTTTTCGATCATTTCATTACTATTACGATCTCTCCATCTTTCGGAAGTTGCAATATTTAGATTAGCTACTGCATCTCCATTGTTGGTTCTGCGAATTTCTGGTGTAGATCCTAAATTTCCTACAACTATCGCTTTGTTAATTCCTGCCATGTGATTTCCTATAAATTAAAAAAATTGATCTGTTTGCGGCAACAAGTACAGATCAAACTTGCGAAAAGGGGTATGAACAACCCTTGCCAGATCTTCTCTTAAAGTTTTGATGGGTAGTAAAGCGCCAATTTATTCCAAACTGCTGTAACTGGAGTAACAGTTCTTTTTGTTATTGGACATTTGACTTTGCCGCACTCGATGACAGCTCCAGTTTGTTTCATGTCATTTAATCTGCCGCTAACTGCATTAATATCTAGATCAGTTTTCTGCTGTATCTGCCTGCCAGTTAAAGGAGTTTTAGTTGCAAGTAAGACATCCATAATGATGTCAATTTGTCTTTGCGCTTTATTTTCTTTTGTTATTTCGCTATAAGCCTTGATGCTCGTCTGTCTGATAGTCATGTGATTCTCCATTGTTAATATATGTGTATATGTAAGTAAAAACGCCTTCAAAACGATCAGCGTTTAGATCATTCAAGAAAACCTCGATCGAGAAGGTTGACTTGATCGGGTTACTATTGATCTGGCAACCAATATTTAAGATCTTTAAAAGATCAAAAATCTGATCACGCTGATCAATGTCAAGGTTTTCTAATATGGTTCTCATAAAGCAATACCAAATACAAAACCAAGTAAGAAACCAGCCGCCATAAAATAGCGACCAATACCAGTGCTTTTTTGTTTTCTACGACCAGTTGTTTTTTTGCGCGTTGGGAAAAATTTGATCATCCGAAGATCCTCCCAAGATAATTCATGTGTAATACAAATGGCAGATAGCCAGTGATCAGACCAAACAAATACCAAGTAGTTCTGACTTTTGCTTTACGAATCTTAAAATGCTCATATTGCATTCCTTGACTGAATGCCTTTCTAAATGCTTGGCGCTTTAGTTCAGCATTATGCTGTTGATCAGATAGCTCATAAGTTGTGCCATCCTCTTTTTTTCCTTTTAAGTTTTCTTGCATGTGACTCCCATTGTTCGTATGTCGAAAATGCGTAGTATACACATGACTTTGTAGATTTACATAGATAAATGCAAAACAATTGTGTGAAATTAATTATGATTAGACGAAAAAAAACCGGCTAAAAAGCCGGTTTATCTTGTTGTAACAGCGTTAAATGTGACTTGTTAAATGTTTTAAAACAATCACTTCATCGTCAATATTCATATCAGAATTTGCATTTTCTTCGTTCAGATCTATATATATACTTAATTTTTTATATATAGGATCAAGAGCAAAGCTCATGTCATAAAACTCATCATTGTGTACAGCAGAAGGTACTGTTTTTGCCATTAGTATGATGTCTTTTGCTAACCAACAGAGTTTTCTAATATCGAGTATTTTGCTTTGTATGATTTGTTTAATTTGTATTAATGTTTCCTCTATTAGATCTGTTAATTTTTGATGTTGATAACCGATCATCACCTCGAATCTCGGCTTTAATACTGTTTCTTGCATTTTTTCTAACTCCTAATAAATAAAAATTGTTCTTGTTAAGGCAGTACAATTCTGACCTGCCGGCGTTAGAAACAAACTTTTTACGCTGTTTTGTTATCGATTCAGCGTTAACTTGTTGATAAAGGTGTAAGCCAAAATCACCTAATCAAATTAAGATTGAAGGATTAGCATTGTGATACTCTGTTGGGAGCATCACAAAAATCCCATCGAAATTTGTGATAATTATTTGAGGCTGTATCTGACTTTGCCAATTGGCATACAGTTGCGAGGGCAGTTCTAGATTTACACTAGATTCCAGTATCTCGAATAATTTTTAAAGTTTAATTAATTATTAATAGTTAATGTCACTTTTCGCAAAATTAAATTGCAGTTAAAATAATATTGCATTTATAAAGAATATTTTTTAATCAGTTTAGCGTGTAACTTCGCTTTATTCTGCAAGATCAATTTTTCACCTCTTGGCAAACTGATTGCATATAGATTTTCACCAAAATCAAATTCAATTGGGCGATCTGTGCCTAAAAGATCATGCACTTCATCTTGTACTTGATATGGAGCATCATGCCCACGCATCAACCAATCAACAGTCACATTCAAAACGCCTGCAAGCTCATTAATGTACTCTGGAGCTTTTTTGATTTTGTTTTGCTCTAAGTTTCCAATATTTTGAAAGCTCATGCCAGCTCTGCATCGATCTGCTAATGCGCCTTGAGATAACCCCATCTCTAAGCGTTTTTGTTTAACTCTATCACCCATTGTTTCTATTTTTTTAATCACCTTTAAATCCTTGTCTTATACCAAAGTTTGAAAACCTACACAAATGTGCAAAATTTGTGTGTATATAATTCACCACATGGATGAACTTATACAATACTACGGAACACAACAAAAGTTAGCAAGAGCGCTTGGCTGTCACCACCAGAATATCCAATATTGGCGAAAGTCTGGTCTGCCAGTACAAAGGGCAATTGAGATTGAAAAAGTCACTAATGGCAAATTCACTCGTCAGATGCTGTGTCCACACATTTTTAATTAACAAAAATGTTTTGCATAAAGAGCATATTAAACATTCTTGCATATTTATGCAAATTTATTTTACCTACAAAAGTATATGACAATTAGCCATACATTTGAGATCTGCAATTCCGTATGCCCACTGGTCAGAGAGTGTGGTCGCAGTCACATACACTTCCCAAAACATAAGGTTTTGGAATACCCAGTTCACTCATTTAAACCCAAAGAAGGCAAATGCCTTTCACAGATCGAATTAACTGACTCACAAGAAAAGGATATGAAATGAAAAGATTTCAAGAATTAAAGGGAGATTATGCCAAGATCCCTAATGCACTATTAAGAGATAAAGATCTAAGCTGGAAGGCTAAAGGATTGTATTGCTGGATGGCATCAAATAAAGATAGTTTCCACTTTACAGTTGGCTCTATAGCAAATCAATATCCAGATGGCAGAATTGCAGTAGCAAATGCAATGAATGAGCTTAAGGATTCTGGCTGGCTCATATATACAAAAAAAGCAAATGGTTTTAGCAAGTATTACCTTGTTGCTGATCTGGATGATCCAAAGTCAGAAAACATGATTATGGATCAAGAGCCAAAAGCAGAAAACATGCATTTGGAACAAGAGGCACAAATACCCTCTGAAGATACTAATAACATCCCTAAGTCAGAAAACACGACTATGGCTCAAACACAGGTTACGCCGCCAGAGTCAGAAAACATGCATTTGGATCAAAAGCCAAAAGCACAAAACCCAAACGCAGAAAACCTCACTATGAGGAAACATGCTTGTATTAATAAAACCAATTCTCTTAATAAAACTAATTTATATAAGGGGCAAAGGGATTTTGCGGAAGAAGGAAAGCAAAAGAGCAAACAAGAGTCAATTGACAATCTATCTGCAAGGTGGACAGTTAATGAAGTTGTAAATCAATATCAATAGGAGAAAAATAAAAGATGAATGCAATTAAAGATCAATACGATAGGATAGCTGAAAAGATCTATGGACAACTAACACAAGAGTTCAGATACACAGTTCATAAAGGGCAAACGATCGCAGAGCAACATGAAAATCTAGCATACAAACTATCACAGCTTCCAGATCATGAAGTGAAGCTCTGGAGTTCAGTTGTTGATGAGTTGTGCAGACAAGACTATCAAACAGCACCATTGCCTAAAGAGATCATTAAATCTATCAAGGCTAAAGCCAGAGAGATCACGCCAAGTATGAATGTCAATCCAAGAGCAATATTTAAGCAAGAAAAAGATTATGCAAGGATCTGGGAGGCAAGTGACGATCAACAAAAGAAAAACTTTTTTATAGATCACGCTTTTAATGTTGTTCCTTCATTTGTTAAGTATTGGTTCAGAAAGTATCACAAGGAGCATAGAGGCTGGACTAATCATGAAGCAAGCATGATGATCAACTACTGGGCAATGCCATACAAGGGAGCTGATCATGGAGCTATGAGTGCTAAACAAAATGAAGTTATAGAATATTTTAGAGATAGAGTTGATGGATAGCAGAGTGATAGAGAATGCATTGTCACCTCCTGTTTTTGAGGATTTGCAAAGCTATATTCTAGGAGGTGATATTGCTTGGTATCACCATGACACTGTTGCTTATCAATCATCGAAAGGATTAAGTGGTGATCAGCTAATTTACAATTATTTCAGCACTCATATGGTTTATTGCAATAACCAGATATATAGTGATTTTGCATTTGAAAAACTAAAACCACTTAGAGATTTGTTGGACATAAAAGCGCTTATCAGAATCAAAATAAACAATTACCCAAGAACGCCAAAAGTGATACATCATCCAGATCATGTTGATTTTGATTACAAACACAATGGCGCATTGTTTTTTGTTAATACAAATGATGGTTTGACTGTTTTAGAAAACGATACAGAGATCTCAAGTGTAGAAAATAAATTGTTATTGTTCGATACAAGTGAAAAACATCACAGCACAACAACTGCAAACACTAGCAGAAGAATAACAATAAACATAAATTATTTTTAGGGGAATGTTTGTGGATAGCAGTAGCGTTTATTTTTGGAAAACACAACATTTAGATTCAATAAAAGACTTTGGATCAGAGCTGGAGAAATGGTCAATATATCTCCAGCATTGTGCCAAGAAAGGAGATCAAAAAGAAGTTAGAGAAGTGATCAATAAGATTGAGAACTTATTTATTAAAGCTAAAGGAGGTTAGATGGAAGATCTAGAAACAAGAGTATCAAATCGTTTAGGTGAGAGTGTAAGTACAGTGATCAAGAGAAATGCAGACTCTGGAAAAACTTTAATGTCTACTGCGAATACATTGGATGTGAGTGTATCAACAACTGCTAGATGGGCAAAGAAACACAGCATTAAGTTTAAAAGAAAGAACCCTTTTGCTAACTGGAGAATCTAACAATGCTCAATATCAAAGGCGATCTTAAACCAATTACAAAACACTTAAATAAAGTGCAAAAGAAACAGATCCCATTTGCTACAGCTAATGCAATTAACTCAGTATTGTTTGGCATCCAGAAGGCAGAGAAAGCGCAAATGCCTAAGAAGCTGGACAACCCAACGCCATACACTATGAAAGCATTTAAGGTTAACAAGGCTAAGAAAACTCAATTGGTTGGTGAGATCTTTGTTATGCCACAAAAGTATAAATATCTTAAGTATGCAATTGAAGGCGGTACTCGTACAGGCAATGTCAGTGTGCCATATACCAAGACAGGCAATATTAAATTAAATAAGTACGGAAACATTAAAGGAAAGAAGGGCGGCTTAGTTAAGAACCAGAACCAGTTTATTGGAAAGATTAAGGGTATATCTGGTGTTTGGGAAAGAGGGCATTACTCTAAGAAGGGTAACTTCTCGACTAAAGGTAAAAGCAAATCAACTGCTGTACGATTGTTAGTTGCATTTGAGCCTACTGTTAACTACAAAAAAAGATTTCCTTTCTATGAAATAGCAGAAGGTTATGCAAAAAAGAATCTACAAAAAGAGTTGGCAAAGGCATTTGCTAGGGCAAAGGCTACTGCTAAAGGTTAAAGTGATATGAAAGTAAGAGCATTGGATGACAACAAACAAGCTAATCTTATGTTTGCAGATCTGCAAGATGATTTTGTATTTGGGTTGTCAGAAACTTTTAAACATATCAAAGGTAATGATCATTGGCAGACACCACCAGAATTGTATAAAAAACTTAATGATGAGTTCAACTTTGATTTTGATCCCTGCCCAATACTTGAAACAATTACAGATGATACTGATGGATTAATTATTGATTGGGGCAAAGTTAATTTTGTTAACCCACCATACAATCAAAAGTTAAAAGAAGCATTTGTTATGCGTGCAATTGATTTTGCTAGGCAGGGTAGAACTTGTGTCATGCTGTTACCTGTTAGCACTTCAACTAAATTGTTTCATGATCATATTCAACCCAATGCTGATGAAATAAGATTTGTTAAAGGCAGAGTCAAGTTTATAGGCATTGGATCAAACAAAGTTAAAGGCAGGCAAAGCATCACAGGAATGCATGACAGCATGATTGTAGTTTTCAGAGGAAGGGCATGATTAGTAATAAAAGGTACTATCAACGCTCAAATCATACGGGTAATTCGCACCCCTCAATTTGGTTAGTCACAGGGTTTTGTTAAAGGGTATTAATATGGATTTACAAGATAAGGTAACAGAAAAAAATTTAGTTCTAATAACTGGTTTATCGCAGGGGCGTATTAACCAAATGAAAGGTCAGATGATCTGGTCAGTTGATATGACTTTAGCTGATGCCTCGCATGCAATAGTAAAGTGGCTTGGCAAAAGAGCGGCTGGTCATGTTAGTGAGGATGGATTAGATTTAGTGCAGGAGCGAGCAAAACTTGCTAGAGAAAATAGAGAAACTGCATCCTTAAAAAATGCAGAACTGCGAAACACATTAGTAAAAGTTGAGGAGATCAGAAGATCAATGTTTACTGCCGCAAGATCTGTTAGGAATGCTTTGCAAACAATTCCAGATCGTATTTCAACACCGATCTCTGGAATGAATGATCATCATGATATACACACTTTAATTGATAAAGAAATACATGATGCTTTAGATAATATGGATAGCAACTGGCAGTCAATTGTGCCAGAGGAAAATGATGGAACAGATACAGATAGAAACACCAGTCACTGAAGTTGATGGCGAGCAACTCGCACTCAAAGCAATTCTTGATGGTTTAAAACCCGATCCAGTTGAGCCAATGTCAGATTGGGCAGATCAATACAGAGTTCTAAATCAAACTTATGCCGCTGAATCTGGAAAGTGGCGCACAGATCGTACACCCTATTTGCGCGAGATCATGGATGCAATGTCACCATCTAGCCGCTGTGAATTTGTAACAATTATGAAAGGCGCACAACTTGGGTTCACTGAAGCGCTTACAAATATGATTGGATATATTATCCATCGCGCTCCAGCTCCAGCAATGATGGTACAGCCAACACAAAACTTAGCTAAAAGATATTCCAAACAAAGGTTGCAAACTATGATCACTGACATGCCAGTTTTGAAAGGTTTGGTTGCAGATCCTAGAGCTAGAGATTCTGGAAACACAACAACTGCAAAATCATTTGATGGTGGCGTATTGTTTATTGCAGGCGCAAACTCTGCCGCAGATCTGAGATCAGTTCCAGTTCGTTATTTGCTTTTAGATGAAGTTGATGCTTATCCGTATGATATTGATGGTGAAGGTGATCCAATTGAACTAGCAGTTAATAGAACTAAAACCTTTGCGCGCAGAAAAATTTTAATTGGATCAACGCCAACAGTTAAAGATGTTAGTCGTGTTGAGAGAGAATATTTAAAAGGAGATCAGAGAAAATACCATGTTGCATGTCCGCACTGCGGAGAGATGGATGAGCTGGTTTGGAAAAATGTTAAATGGGATAAAAACGAGCATGGGCATCATATGCCAGAAACAGCTTACTATGCATGCCCACATTGTGCAGGCGTAATTCAGGAGCATCACAAAACTGATATGTTAGCTGGCGGCAAATGGGTTGCAACTAAGCCAGAAAATAATTACAGAGATCAGCGCAGATCTTATCATGTAAATAGCCTTTATTCGCCATGGGAAAGCTGGGGATCTATGGTTCAAAAATTTATTGATGCCCAGCAAGATCCACACTTACTTAAAACTTTTATCAATACTTCTCTTGGAGAGTGTTTTGACGAGGCACAAAACAGACATGATGAATCAGATCTAGCAAAAACTGCTGAGTCATATTCACTAAGAACGATACCAATGGGCGGCTTGTTTGTTACAGCTGGAGTCGATTGCCAAGATAATAGATTGGAATGTGTAGTTTATGCATGGGGTAGAGGTGAAGAATCTTGGGTAATTGATTATCAAATTTTTTATGGAGATCCTGCACAACCAGCAGTTTGGCATGATCTCGATGAGTTTCTACAAAAAGATCTAAGTCATGCCAGTGGTGAGTCTGTAAATATTAGCTCAGTTGCAGTTGATACAGGAGGACATCACACACAAAAAGTCTACGATTTTTGTCGTATGCGTAGGCATCGTCATATCATTGCAATTAAAGGATCAAGCCAGAGAAACAAACCAGTAATCGGTAGACCGACAAGCCAAGATATTACAATGCGAGGCAAGACACTTAAAGGCGGAGTACAATTATTTCCAGTTGGAACTGACACAGCTAAAAGCGTGATCTATGGTCGATTTGGTATACCAACAGGAGAGATAGCATCAATGCATTTTAGTAAAGATCTCCCAGATGAGTTTTATGCACAGATGACAGCTGAAAAATTAGTGACTCGTTATGTGAAAGGTCATCCAATTGCTGAGTGGGTAAAGCCAAGTCACAAGCGAAATGAGGTGCTAGACTGCACAGTTTATGCACTTTCAGCGGCATATCACTTGGGTATGAACCGCTTTAGTGATCGTGATTGGTCAAGATTAGAGGATATTGTCCAGCCAATCACTAAGGATTTGTTCGCAGAAACACCAGATAATGATGAAAACCATGCATTAATTACTGCAAAAAACGATCAAAAAACAGTCGAAAACGATCAAAAACCTACACAAATTAAACAAAAACCTATCAGAAAACAGCGCCCTAGAAGGCGAACTGGAGGATTTAAAGTTTAATTGAAAACCTACTGTTGACAATTTAGTTTTGGCAAAGAGAATAACTACCATCACTCTGAGGAAAACTCAATGGCAAATCTCTTTGACCAAGCACATTATGCTGAGTCTGAGCCTTCTGAATTTGTTGCCGGTGATCGCATCGCATGGAAAAAATCTAATCTAGGAATTGACTACGCTCCAGCGACTTACTCTCTGAGCTATTCAGCCAGACTAGAAAACAATGCTGACACTGAGATCACGATCACAGCTAATGAATCTGGATCGGATTACATTGTTGAGATTGCCGCGGCGGTTACAAAGTTATACAGATCCGGAACTTATCATTGGCAGGCTTATATTACAAGATCATCTGACAACGAAAGAGTGACAGTTGACTCTGGAACTTTTAAAGTGTTGCCAGATCGTGCAAATTCAAACCTAGATCCAAGAAACCACATACGAATAGTGCTTGATAACATTGAGGCAGTGATCCAGAATCGCGCTACTAAAGATCAAGAATCTTATTCTATACAGGGAAGATCATTAGCTAGAACTCCTATCGCAGATCTCATTGCATTAAGAAGTCAATACAAGGCTGAACTTGTAAGAGAGGAGCGCGCAGAGCGTATTAAAAATGGTCTTGGGCATAGTGGAATTATAAAGGTGAGAGGATGAATTTAAACCCATTTAGTATATTCACGAAAAAACCTGCTGTTCAGCAACCAAGAAGGAGAGCTTATCAAGCGGCAAAAGTTGAGCGTTTGACAGCTAGTTGGTCAACACAACAGCAATCAATTAATAAAGATCTTGAGCGTGGCGGTAAGACTCTAAGAGCTAGAGCGCGAGATCTCACG